AAAATTAACCTATGTTGATTTTACGAGGACGCTTCTCTTCTGGTAATACTACCTTTAAATTAATTACAAGAATACCATTACTATAAGAAGCTCCGTCTACTTCGACATATTCACTCAAGCGGAAAGTTCGCCTGAACTTCTTGGTAGAGATCCCCTTGTGGAGATATTCAAACTCTCCTTCAAGTGGTTTTGCCTCTCCGCTAACGGACAGTGTTCTTTCTTTCTGTTCTATATCCAGATCGGATTCTTCGAATCCCGCAAGTGCGAGTTCAATAGAATACTCTGTCGGACTCTTCTTAACGATGTTGTGAGGTGGATAATTATCCTTGGCATGCCTCGCTACAAAGTCAAGTTCATCTAAGAGATGATCGAATCCCACAAAAGACGCTCTGGGAAATAGTTGTGATGCTTTAAGATTTGTCATAATTTTCTCCTTTTAAAAAGCAAGTTAATTGAATACCCGACCTATTCGGCATATTCGATTCTATTTATACTTCTTTTAATTTCTAGAAGTATATACTAGGATCTGGTTCTCCCTCTACTCCAAAACTAAATGTTACCCGACTTATTTGGGGAACAACTTGGTGATGAGTACCACGAGGGATCCAGACATAATCTCCAGGCTTGAAGTCAAAGAATTCGTTATTGTTAACTCCTTCTACCTTTAACTGCAAGGTGGAGATTGCTTGAACCAAGAACACGTCCATCGAGTCTTTGTGCCATGGGTAACTATCTGAGTTATACCCAAAACCACTAAACGCAATGTTCGTGATCTTGTTTCCATGTAACGCAAACACGTCTTGCATTTCTGCTTCGATCATCTTTGCGAACATTGGTGCGGACGGTCTGGTGTGAAAACTATTCAGACCTATCCGCATTTTACTTGTATTCGTATCACAGTGTTCTTTAGGGTGAGTATCTAACATACTCATGTATTGGTTCCAGTCATAGTCAAACATACCTTCTGGTAGACTACCACGGAAAGGTTTCTTCTCTGCGATCTCATCTTCTCTATCTTCGAAGATATGAAAAAAATCCATTACTTATTACCTATATTATATTTGGGACACAACTCCCAATCATCTTTCTCCTTAAAACCAATTATTTTGATTTGTCTCATTGGAGCGCAATCTGACGCAAGGTCTGGTGTTTGTATTTCTACTAACCCCCAGTCCGCAAGCAGTGTTGCGATTGTGTTCCGTCTCTGTATGTCCGATAGTTCGAGGTTCGACTTCTTACCATCCAACATAAACAATTCTTTGAAATGGACGATAAAGTAACGTCCCTGTTTGTGCAATATATGGCACGATTGAAATAGTTTATTTTCCTTGCGACTCGCGACTCCAATCCTTGTCAGTGTTTCACGCACTTTCAAGAAATCATCGGGTTCCGTCAAGGTGACCTCCAACATCTTGGAGACATTCCATTCTACGATATTATTTTCTTCCACCTTTGTTCACCTTATTTTTTATTATGTTAAGTTCAGATGTGGATAAGAGAGGTAAGACTTGGATCGCTTTTTCATTGCTATATCCATAATACTCTTTAATCACATCAACTGCGTTATCAGTTTCGGGTTTAACCCATTTGGAAAACCGTTTCTTTTTCCTAACTATATTTAGTAAAAACTGAAATTGTAACTTAGCATCAAGGTGATGATACTTGTTCATCTCGTTTGCGAAATAAACAGTATCGGGGAAGTAAGACAAACTGCGATTGACCATGAACGGAACATACTTCTTTTCCATGTCTGGATCAACCATCACGTCCTTCTTACCGTAGTTGATTTCATTTACAAATTGAAACGGATTCATATTTTAATTACCTCAATTCCCGCTTTCTTCAGGAACCGCGTTCCCTCGTCTGTTCTCAAGTGAGGTGATCTGTAGTAAACCTTCTTGATACCAGACTGGTAGATTAATTTTGCACAGTCCAAACAGGGTGCAGTCGTAGTGTATATATCTGCATTATAACATGATTCACTAGATTTTGCAACCTTGGCGATCGCATTAGTTTCTGCGTGTAGGACTTCTGGTTTGGTCTTCTTCTCTAACTTGATTCCAGAACGAGAGTCGTAACCTTGAGGGATCTCAATAGACTCACACTCATTATCCCAACCAGAGGGCATACCGTTGTATACAATACTTACGATGCGATGATCTTTGACGATAACCGCACCAACCTTTAATCTTTCTGCGTGTGAGAGTTTCGCAAAAGTTTCTGCGGTCTCCATGAATGCCTTTTCCCACTTAGTTACCAATTGTGTACCACTCCACTAATAATAAAGAAACAAGTAATAAAGTTTACTAGGACAATGACTGACCGTATGATCGCGATCATGTCTGCTTCCCGATCTGTCGTTCCCTCTTTCTCACCAAGGGATTTTGCCCAGAGTCTCCAGTATTTCCTCATTTAAACAATGTAAGTTGCATTCCCTGTTCGTAGGAATGTGCGAGTTTAGTTTGCCAGTTATCACAACGGTCTAGTTCAAACCGTGAGATATTATATCGATACTTTGGATCCCATCCTTCTTCGATCTCACCCGAAGTGATTGCTTGATCCAGTGAAGAGTAAACACCCGCGATGTACTCTTCCTTCTCCCTAACCATTTTGACAACATACATGTCCATTATATGTACTCCACATTTGCCATGCATTCTGTCAGACACGCAACCAGATTGAGTTCATGGTCTGCCACGAATGCGTTCTTGTATTGATAATCCGCAAGGATAAGAACTAACTGAGGAATAGAGTTGGGTGAAACCTTACCTTCCATTGAATCATAGATACCACGATATATACTCGCGGGTTCTAGGTCAATGTGGTTAACCACCCAACTACGCATCTTCTTGAAGTCCTTATCTTTGAGATACTTATATAGATCCTCGTATGCACCAATACCATTCGATACCAGTACACCCGCTTCTAGGGAACCACCAATCGAGTGACGTTGTGCCTCGTTGAGGACACGTCTCCAGTCTGGTGCGTAACGCATGATCAGTTCCGCGATAACTTCGTTGGTGTATGTAACACCCTCGTCATCAAGGATCTTGGACAAACGTCCCATGAACTGACCACACAAATCTGCAAGAGTTTTCTTAGAGTTGGTAAACTCATAAACACTGCAACGACTGTGCAGTGGTTCGATTACTTTGTTCTTGAAATTACAGGTGAGAATAAACCGACAGTTGTCAGAGAATTCTTCGATGAATCCACGCAACGCGGGTTGCGTTGACTGAGGATTAAGGTAGTCCGCCTCATCCAGAATGACGACCTTATAACCGCCTGAGAGAGAGATGGATGAGGCGAACTGTTTGATCTTACCACGTAGGGTATCAATGTTACCGTCTTCCGATCCATTGATTACAATGTGGTCTAAACCTAATTCATTACATATCGCACGTGCGACAGTGGTCTTACCAGTACCCGCAGTACCAGTGAACATCATGTTGGGGATCTCCCCATTGTCTACGATGTTTTGAAATGTTTTCTTGAGTTCTGACGACAGAATAGTGTCAGAGATTTTTGTTGGTCGATATTTCTCAACCCAAAGAAAGTCTGTAGACATTCGGTTCTCCATGATATAAAAATAGTATTATACATTAATATGTATAGAAAGTCAAGGGGTTCTTTGTGTAAACTTTTTGGTATTCCAAGGACTTCACCCATTGCCCTATTCCGATCAAGAATTATTTAAGTGCTTCTATGATCTGTGCTTTAGTGTTTCTTGCCGTCACACTTGCACCTTGATGTTTTGCAACATCCAAGAGTTGTGCTTTGGTAAGACCACTATAGTCAGCAGGTTCTTCTGCATCACTTACTGCGTCATTAATTACGTCAACAGTAGTAGGTGATTTTGTCAGAACCTTGGTTACTAGTGTATACACTACAACCGCACCGACAATGACTAGGATTAAAATATCCATAATCTACTCCTTCTCTTCTGAATCAGTAGACTGTGCAGCCTCTACCATGTTAATAACTTGTACCGCTTGATCTCTTAGTTGTCCGATGGTAGTGAGTTCCTCACCTTTGAATCCACCTCTCTGCACAACAGTATCAATTACTGCAACTGTTGACCTAGCGACACGGTTTGATAAATCATTTAATTGTTCTTGATCTGACATTTTATTCTCCATACTTAGATGTTTTTTCTAGAGCAATAAAGTACTCTAGTTCTGATTGTTGAGACTTGAACTGACTGATCAACTTCTTAGAGATGTTGACAGTGAAGTCCTCGTTCACCACTTTCAAGTTGTTTACGTTAAGGATAAAGTTAAACTCCGCACCTTCTGGATATGTTCCCTCTACGTCAATAGAGAATACATTAGAAGTCGCATCCTTACTGTCAACCACTGCGAGTTGAACTGATCCACTCGATGGTGTGATCGAGATCTCACTGTGACCTAACACGGAGGCGGCACGTTTTACTTTTCCAAGAGTGTCTATATCTAGGACAAAACTAACTTCCGATTCAGGCATGATGATATCCTTATTAGGGGTAGTCAGCATATCTGGATCTGAGAAGAAGTATTTGATCTTACTGCGACCAGTAGAATCACCGACTGTCACATAATCTTCTGAGAATGTGAGGTTTGGTTTGTCCACTAGACTTAACACTGAAAGAAACTCATTGAGGTCATAGATACCAAACGATGATGGTAGTGTTTCCTCTAGTGATGTTTGTGACATCACGTTACGAGCAACTGATATAGTCTTCAGTGAATTGCCTTCTTGGAAGACAATGTTTGGGTTGATACTCGCGTAATTCTTGAGTATGTTGATTGTTTTATCAGATAATTCCATAATTTATTCCTATGTTGATCGGTTAATGTTGCATATTATAACATAATGGGACGATATTGTCAACCACTATTTTCACGCAGCTTCCTTCATCTTGGAGAAGTTCTTCTCTTTGACGAATTCGATACGTCTCTCGAAGGCCGCATCTTCTAGTTCACCTTTGTGTGAGATTACAAACACATGAGTGTCCTCACCCAGACTATTGATGATCTTCATCAAGTTATCGACACCATCATCATCCAAGGATGAGTCGAATGTCTCATCAAGGATCAACAGGTTAGTCGCAACTGAGTTCTTCATCTTTGCGATCTGTCTCCACGTAAATAGTAGGGACAAGTCAATACGTTGTTTCTCACCCTCAGAGAATGAGTCATACGTAAATGCATCACGATGACGTGAACGGATAGTCTCTTGGAAACTCTCGTCCAGATCAAAGTGAACAAAGAAGTCTAGGATCTGTAGATACTGGTTGGTCAACTGATTGATGACAGGAATATACTGTTTGATAATCTTAGTCTTGATACCAGTATCTTTTAGTAACTCAAAGTTAACAGTGTTGTACGCCATCTGTTCATTGAGTTTAAACTTGTTTTCGGTAAGAGTCAGTTCAGACTCACGCAGTGATTCTAGTTCTTTGTTTGCTTTCTCTAGATCACCTGTCTCACCTTGTGCTTTGGTGAGATCATTCTGAATAGACGTAATGTTATTTTGTAAACGAGAGATCGTCTGGTTGTTGTTGTTCAGTTCGTTCTGCCAGTTACGGATCGCTTCAGACATTGCGTCATAGGATTCTTGCAACGACTTATAGTCTTCACCCTTCGCAGTCGCCATCGACATAGTCTCGTTAAGTGTGTTTGCTTTTTTCTTTGCAAGTGCGACTTTCTCGTCACGAATCTCTTGACTGATATCTTGATCACAAGACGGACACACCTCGTTCTCTTCAAAGAACTTAGACTCCTTGACCAACGCTTTGATCTGAGTCTTGAACGATGACATATACTCTGTCAACTCCTTTGTCTTGACTGCGAGATCTTCTATGTTCTCTATAAGAGGTGGTTGACGTTCCTCGATGTCCGCACTGAGTTTAGTATTGCGTTCTTGTAACTCTTGGATCTCTTCACTGATCTCAACGATCTTGTCTTCCTTCTCCTTACGGTATGCGGTGTTTACTGCATTGAGATCACGTAAGTATTTCTTCTGTGCATTGATCTTAGTCTTGCACATTTCTAGATTGTGGTTTGCGTCTTGGATCTCATCTTTGAGGATACTCATCTTCTCCTTGAGAAGTGAATTCATCTTAGAGAAGACGTTGATGTCCAGTAGGTCTTCGATGACTTCTCGTCTCGCACCCCCAGACAACTGCATGAACGGAACAAAAGAACTTGATCCCAGAACAACAATCTGGTGGAAACTCTTGTGAGTCAACTTCAGAATGTTCTTCTCTAGAACCTGTTGATATTCCTTTGCGTGTGAATTTTGGTTGATCATGTTCCCACCCATCCAGATCTCAAACTTGTTCGGTTTGATACCACGGATGATTTTGTATTGTTGGGAACCAACGGAAAATTCTACTTCAACCATAGAACCCTTACCGTTGATAGAGTTGACCAACTGTGCTTTAGATATCTTGCGGTGGGGTTTACCGAACAGACCGAATGAGAGAGCGTCCAACATTGTGGACTTGCCTGCACCGTTATGCCCCACCACAAGAGTGGTCGGTGAATTTATAAAATCTATCTCTGTAAACGAATTACCAGTAGACAGAAAATTCTTGAATCGGAGTTTCTGAAATTTAATCATAGGGTGTATTATACACTAGTCATCATGTTTAGTCAAGTATTAATCTGTGGTGCCGTCTTCTTTCTCACCACACCAATTACAGGAAGATCCCTTCTCAACCTCTAGAAGACCATCTACCTTACAGTCATGTGTCCATCCCGACATGACATCGGCTGCATCATCGACTGCGGTTTTCTTTCCAAAGATACGATCGTAATTATCCTTATACTTATCACTAGGTGCCTTAGACCTAATCGCATCACCTGTTATATCATTTTTACTCGTTGGCATCTACAATCTTCCCACCTTGTTCTTGGATCTTTGACACAACATCCGCAAACATTCCTTTATTCTTGTGCGTCATTGACTGATAATTTCTCTTGTCTTTCTTTCTCGATATACCAGCCTTTCGCATTAGTTTCGCTTTCTTTCCGTTCATCGTAAAACCTCGTTTGGTAAAATTTACCACTAATTAACATATCAACACTATACACACATGCATATGCACCACGAACCTGATCAGATTCATTGACACCAGATGCATGAACAGTGTCACCATCAATACAAACAATATCTCCCGCTCTTGGTTCTAGAGATACCATTTTACCATTGTCTCTGTTTTCCACAAAGAACCCACCATTCTCTTCGGTGATATCATGAATGAAAACCAAACAGTTAACAGTGGTTGCGAGAAGAGTTCCTCCCGCTTTATTATCAGTGTGTGGTGAAAATCCAAAGTTGTCCTTGGGATACTTCCACACTAACTGATCATTGAATAACCAAGGTTCCTTGGTCTCCAACAACTCTGTTGCGATGTCATACATGAACGGTGACGTATAAAAATACCACAAAGGTTTTCTTTCCATAGCGGCACACGCCACACCATTCCAATACTTCTCGACACCGTAGGTTGCGTCCTCACCTATCCTACTACGATTGACATCACTAACCGCACCCCCATGATATTTCAGTGCGGTAATATCGCGAGGTAAGAGAACACTCTTGAGGTGAACCCAACCCTTTTGTTTATAATGATTAAGCAACTTCGCTACTCTGTGCTTCTTTCATTAGTGCGTTTATCTCGCGTTTGATCCGATTCTTATCTAGATCCGTATTAATATTGTCAACATAAGTGTTGACCAAAGTCTCGGTATCGTCAATCTTTATGTTTTCATCATTAACTGCACCACCACGGAACTCCTCAAAGTTCTCTGCGATCTTCAGTTCATGTATCTTCTGACTCTGCACACGATCCACGAATCGTTCAAACTCATACGGATCACCCTTGTTGGTGACAATGATCTTGACGAACTGATCATCTAGGTAACGCATATCCTTGAACTTCCAGTCACCCATCTTCTCATGATCGTAGTAGATCTTTGTGTGTATTGTAACAGGATTGTGGACTGGTGTCAACTCTCTTGTTTCAGTATCAAGAACATGGAAATACTTCTTGTCATCACAATCACTCCAGAAGAACTCCATCTGTGATCCAAGATAATGTATATTACCCTGTGATGATCTGGTATGGAAATGTCCAGACAAGACCATATCGAATCGGTCAAAATGTTTTGGACTCATACCACCGTGACACGGAATACCTTTGGACATCTCGAACCCATCTAACTCTAGATGAGCGCCCACGATATCTGCCTTACAGTTTTTAAGAAACTCAAGTGTTGTTTTCTCGTTATCTTGGTTGATCCAAGGTATTAAAGCAACAGATAAGTCACCATACTTGGTAACCGTTGGATCTAGAATTACATTCACTTCATTCATGTAGTGACCTTGCAATTCCTTTAACGCATTCAGTTCATTGGTATTCTTATAGTACACATCATGGTTACCCACGATGATGTCCATAGTGATACCATACTCCCGCAACTTCTCCAGAAAGATCTTACGGTTGTGTTGCAGTGCTTTAAAGTTGATCGTCTTACGGTTGTCGTAATAGTCTCCCAAGTGCAGAATGGTTTTGATATCATTCTCCAACAGATATGGGAAAAAGACATCCCGATAGAACTTCTCTTGGTAGTCCATAAAGATGTCAGACGAATTACGGATACCACAATGGGTATCGTTAAGGATCGCTATTTTCATAATATTCCTATCGCAATTTGTATAAAATAGTTGACATTATACCATAGTAGGTAGGGTTTTGTCAAGTATTTTAGTCAGCGAATTTTCCGTGTTCAATAAGATGGTGCATCCTATGTCTAAAGATACACCAGACCAGTTTCACTAGGGTGTCCTCTTTATAGACACCCGCCTCACATTCATAAGTCCACATTATTCTAGAAAGTCAGAGAGATCTGAGTCAACCTTGACCGCACGTCTCTTCCTCTTCTTCTCCTCTTTGACGTACTCTTTAAAGTCCGCATCCGCACTTTTAACAATATCGATCCTTTGACGAAGTACATCTACAAACGGTAGTACATTACTGTAGTCACCCTGTGCATCTTCTTCTGACAGATCAATGAAGTTCTCGATTCCCGCCTCTGCGATATACTTGAGTTTGATATCTTGTTGACGTTTCTCACGTTGAATCCTACGCAAGAATGCATACCACGTAATCTGTGTAAAATATGCAAACGCATTAGGTTTACCTGTTCGAGTTGCAGCCTCTAGGTTATAGTTGTCGATCGCCTTCAGACAATTCTCAACCGCATCCATGACCATCTCCTCACGATAAGTATAACGAACAAAGTTCGCCTTATGTGATAGTCCTTCTGCAATCTTCAGAAAACACTCTGCGACATAATTAGGAACGACTGGTTTATCCTTACCCGCCTCCTTACACATCCGTGCGTGACTCACGTAAGTTACCACTGCTTGTGAAAATTCAGCGTTGTTTACATAATGGGGTTTTTCTTTTGGTTTCATATTCTCCTACTCACTGTTAGTCGTCCTTCGTAATCATGTATATCACCTTTGGTAGTATGTAGCAGACTCTCGTCTACTTTATAACCACGTGCTTCAACCATTTTTTTAAATTCATCTAGACTGAGTTTCAGTGGATCCATCTCTGTGGATGCATTATTAATTCCCACCATCAACTCAATACATAGAACACCATTCTCATTCAACTGACCTATCCACGTATCGAGACACGTTTCTGGATCATACGAGTGGTCGAACGAATTACTGTAAAGTAAATCAAACTTACCCACCCATTCCTCATTCACTTTGTGGAAATCCCATTCCACCATATCCGCCACATCATTTGCAGTGTGGGAGATATCTGTTCCTATAACCTCTACTCCTTCCCCGAACAACTTTTGTAAATGTACAATCTCTGCACCGTTTCTACAACCATGACAAAGAACGGTCTTTGCATCTGGTTTAGCGGCATGAACGTGTTTACACGTATCCTCAGATACCCAGATGAATTTGAACTTCTTTAAGTTCGCGTCTACCTGAGACTTCTTGTAGTGTTCGTAGTCTTTATATTCGAATAAGTCCATAATACTGTATTATACCATATTAGGGTTAGAAAGTCAATTAATTATTTGGGCCAACGAACTCTGTGCCAGGCACCCACTCACAACCAGTAAGACCACCCGCTTTCAATGCTTGTAGGGTTCTCAATACTTCTTGTGTGTTTCGACCTGTATCTAGTGCGTTCACAGATACGTGTTGGATAGTACGATCCTTATCAAAGATAAAGGTTGCACGATACGCTACACCTTCTTCTTCGTTCACGATACCTAACTCGTGTGCAAGACCTAGACCACAGTCAGCGGCAAGCGTGTGTTTGATTTCACGGATGATTGCGTTTTGACGTTTCCACGCATGTTTACAAAACTCATTGTCACCTGAGATACCGATCACATTCGCATCGTCCGTAAGAACATCGAATCCCGCGATTTCGGTAGGACAGATAAAGGTAAAGTCCTTCGGATAGAAGTACACCACCGTCCAGTCATGCTTGAGAGGTTGGTATCCTTCTACGATCTCAACATCTACAAACTGGTTACCAGAATCAATTCCTTTTAATTTGACAGGTGGGAATTTATCACCTACAGTCTTCATAGTCATAATTTACTCCAAAATAATAAAAAAAATACTTGACAAAACTTGTTTCTTCCTGTATAATAAAGCTTGTCTTTGCCCCACCCCTGAATATACGATTTAGTGAAAGGTTGGGAATGGGATTATGTTACCCCCATCACTATCATCATCGTCATCACCACGATCACGATTATTCTCGATGATTTCATCGATCATTGCTTTTGCAATATGAGCTGCCTCTTTCTGTGCAGTATAGTCCTGACCTTTTTCGATCTCATCAATGGTTGCACTGTACTGTTGCAACATAGACGGAACAGGGAATGTCACCGCAACTATCTGTCGTGATTTCAAAATCACAAAAGTTTCGGGATCGTCCATGTAAGTCATGAAACATCTAAACGAGTGAAATCGGGTTCGGTCTTTTGCAATCTCTGTCACCAACTTCAGTGGTCTACGCATTACAACGTCCCACTGATCTTCCTCAATAATCTCCGCAAGAACTTCCTCTCCTGTAGAGAGTTTCAGATGTTTGACACTATATAAATCTAATTCACTACTCATCTTTCTTCCTTTTTAAGTTGATGGGATATATCTTGTAC